TCCGTGGGCTCAAGCCCTGGAAGCCCGGTCAGAGCGGCAATCCGGCAGGTCGCAAGCCTGGGTCTCGAAACAAGCTCACCGAGGCCTTCCTCAAGGCGTTATGCGACGATTTCGAGGCGAATGGCGTCGATGCAATCGCGGCGGTGCGGCTCAAGGATCCAGCCGCGTACGTCAAGGTGATCGCGATGCTGTGCCCGAAGGAATTGGAGATGAAGCGTCCGCTCGGAGACCTCTCGGATGACGAACTCCTCGACAGCATTGACGCTCTCCAGCGCTTTGTCCTTGGCTCGCCAGATCAAGATGACGCTGGAGGCGGAGGCGGAGAAGCGGCTTAGTGAGCGCGCTCTCTACGAGTACCGCCCCTATGCGAAGCAGCGGGAGTTTCATGCGGCTGGGGCGACGTTCCGGGAACGACTCCTCATGGCCGGCAACCAACTGGGCAAGACCCTTGGAGCCGGCATGGAAGTCGCCATGCATCTCACCGGTCAGTACCCCGAGTGGTGGAACGGCCGAGTCTTCGACCGACCCACGAACTGGTGGGCAGCTGGAGTCACGGGCGAGAGCACGCGCGACAACGTCCAGCGAATACTTCTCGGTCGGTCCGGGCAGCGTGGTACGGGTTCGATACCGGCGGCGTCGATCCTCGACACCACCCCCAGCCGGGGAGTCGCCGAGCTAGTCGATACGATCCGCGTCGCGCACATCAGCGGCGGCGAGAGCACCATCGCTCTCAAGTCCTACGAGCGGGGCCGGGCGAAGTGGCAGGGCGAGAGCCTCGACGGTGTCTGGTTCGATGAGGAGCCCGACCAGGAGATCTACCTGGAGGGCCTGACCCGGACGAACGCGACGAGCGGCATGGTCATGCTGACCTTCACGCCGCTGCTCGGTGTCTCGGACATCGTGCGCCGCTTCATCATCGATCACACTTCGGGAACGCACGTCACCCGGATGACGATCTGGGATGCGGAGCACTACACGCCCGAGCAGCGTGCCGCCATCGTGGCGAGCTATCCCGCTCACGAGCGCGAGGCCCGCACCAAGGGCATCCCGCAGCTGGGATCGGGCCGGGTCTTCCCGGTGGCCGACGAGGTCGTGAAGTGCGAGGCCTTCATCATTCCGCCGATCTGGCCGCAGATCTGTGGCATGGACTTCGGATGGGATCACCCCAGTGCCGGCGCTCGCCTCGCCTGGGACAAGGACAACGACGTGATCTACGTGATCGCGTGCCACCGTGCGCGGGAGCAGGTGCCCGCCATGTTCGCGGCCTCGGTCAAGCCCTGGGGCGATTGGCTGCCCTGGGCGTGGCCGCACGACGGGCTACAGCACGACAAGGGCTCGGGCGAGCAGATCGCCAAGCAGTACCGCGATCACGGGCTGAAGCTCCTGCCGACCAGGGCGACCTTTGAGGACGGCAGCTTCGGAGTCGAGGCCGGCATCAGCGAGATGCTGGAGCGCATGCAGACCGGTCGCTTCAAGGTCTTCGCGCACTTGCTCGATTGGTGGGAAGAGTTCGGCTTGTATCACCGCAAGGATGGTCTGATCGTGAAGGAGGGTGACGACTTGATGGCAGCCACGCGCTATGCGGTGATGATGAAGCGCTTCGCGACGATCAAGGCGAAGCTCCAGCCCGCGCGCAACAGCGTCAATCGCGGTAGCGGTCGTCCTGGTGGATGGCAGGGCTGATGAGCACGCTCACCTCCGGCAAGACGCAGGACGCGATCCATTACTCGCACGACATGTCTTCGCCCGTGTGTGGCGCAACAGGCACGTCGCTGACCAATAACCTCGGCATTCTCTACCGTCATCCGGCCGGTTGTAAGGCGTGCCAGAAGAAGGTCAGGGAACAGTCTGATGCCGACTATGCGGGCGAGGCCCGAGCGGCGAGGCAGGAAGGCTGATGTCCGCCGTCCTCTCCGAACTCGCGCCAGTCACCAACGAACAGGAAATCATTGACGAGTGTCAGGCGCGCTTCAAGCTCGCCTCCGAGGCCGAATCCGAGAACCGCAAGAAGGCGCTCCACGACCTGGAGTTCGCCAACGGTGATCAATGGCCCATCGACATCAAGCGGGATCGCGATGCCGACGCACGGCCGTGCCTGACGATCAACATCACCGACGCCATGGTGCGTCGCGTGACCAATGCGCTCCGGGAGAACCGGCCGAGGATCAAGTTCCATCCCATTGGTGACGGGGCGGACGTCGATACCGCCAAAGTGCGCAACGGCATGATGCGGCACATCGAGGAATCCTCGGGTGCCGACTACGCGTACGACTGCGCGACCGAGAGCGCGGTGCGGGGCGGCTGGGGCTACGTTCGGGTGGGATCGAAGTACCTGAACGACCGCGCGTTCGACCAGGATCTCGCGATCTTCGCGGTGCCGAACCCGTTCACCTACTACATGGATCCGTCGAGCACGATGCCCGATGGCTCCGATGCGCAGTGGGCGGTCTCCTCGCACTGGATGAGCCGGCAGGAGTATCGACTCCGCTATCACGACAAGGATCCGAACGGCTGGCAGTTCCTCGGTCCCGGCGACGACATCAAGGACTGGGCGAACAAGGAAGAGATCCGGGTCTGCGAGTACTGGCGCATCGAGATGCGCGAGACCACGCTCTACCAGACCACCATCGGCAATCTGTTCGAAGACGAGCTTCCCTCGCGCGAGCAGATGATGGCGGACGGTGTCGAGATCGTCCGTAAGCGCAAGACCTTCCGCAACCACGTCCAGTGGTTCCTGCTCTCGGCGGCGAAGGTCATCGACAAGCGGGATTGGCCGGGCAAGTGGATCCCGATCATTCCGGTGTACGGGCGGCAGTGCAACATCAACGGCCGCATCGACCGCAAGGGCATGACGCGCGATCTGCTCGATCCGGCGCGCATGTACAACTACGCCCAGACCGCGAAGACCGAGGTCTACGCCCTGATGCCGAAGGCTCCCTGGATGGGAGTCGATGGGCAGACCGAGGGTCACGAGGACGATTGGCGCGACGCGAACCGCAAGCCCATCGTCTTCCTCGCATACAAGCCGGTGCAGCTGCCCGACGGCACGATGGCCCCGCCGCCGATGCGCCAGCCTCCGCCGCAGCCCAACGCTGGCTTCGCGGAGTGGGGCGAGAGCACGCGCTCGGACTTCCTGGCGGTCGCCGGCATGCCGAACGACCCCGGCCAGGACAATCAGCAGGGTCAGGTCGTGTCGGGTGTGGCGATCAAACGTCGCCAGGGCATGACGGACATCTCGCACTTTGATTTTGCCGACAACCTCACGCGCTCGCTGAAGCACCTCGGTAACGTGATCTCGGACCTGATCCCGTACTTCTACGACACCCAGCGGATCCAGCGGATCATCGGCGAGGACGGGACGCCGAGCACGACCACGATCAACGAGAAGGTCGTGGACCCGATGACGAAGGCGGTTCAGAAGGTCAAGAACGACATGACCGCCGGGCTCTACGACACCGTGGTCGATACCGGTCCCGCGTACGCCACGAAGCGCGAGGAGGCCTCGGCGGCCATGCTGCAACTGCTCGGCACAGAGCTTGGCAAGCAGGTGGCGGCGACCTCCGGTGACATCGTGGTGCGCCAGATGGACTTCCCCGAGGCGGACGCCATTGCGGATCGCATCGCGGTCACCATCCCCGGCGCGCAGATCGACAAGGAGTCGGACATCCCGCCGAAGGCGCAGATGATGATCAAGTCGCTGCAGGCGCAGCTGCAGCAGGCGACGCAGAAGGGCATGGCGCTCGAAATGGAACTTCAGGCGAAGACCAAGATCACCGAGATCAAGGAGCAGGGAGCCACCGCTCGGGCGCACATGGCGGCGGTCGCGCATGCGCACGACACCGAGATGCGCACGCAGACCACGGCCAACGACACCCATGTCCGCGCGATCACTGCGCTGCACGACACCAATACGAAGGCGGACGCGGCGCGTGACGTCGCGAGCATCAACGTCGAAGGCAAGATCCTCGACACTCATCTCAGCCAGGAGCACGAGCGCGCGAAGACCAAGGAAGCCCTGCGGGACGCGGACGTGGCCTCGCACAAGAACGACTGATGCGTGCATTCAGCGGCGTGCTGAATCTCCCCGAGAGCCCCGCCAAACCCCGCCCCCGTTCAGCCCTGCCGCCGGTCGTCGCCGAGAACACGCCCGCCGGCAGCGGCGGCACCGGGCGCTGCCTCCCGAGGAGCGTCAGCGCAGCAGCATCGCGGCCGAGAATACCGTCGCCGAGCACATGGGCCGACTCAAGAACGGCAGGCCGCCCGACCTCCTGACCGTCAACGCCAAGCTCACGAAGGCCGCGAAGGGTTACAAGGGGGGCGAGCCGGTCAAGCTCCCTGACGGACGCGGGATCGAGACCACCGGCCTCGCGTTGGTGGGAAACGAACGGCAACGTCGAGAGCGTCCAACGCGGCACGCCTCTCGATCTGCCCACGCTTACTGGCGCGAGCCAGGACTGAATCCGTACCGGACGGTTTCCGGGGTTTCGATAGGGGAATGTGATGGCTATCAGGACGGTTGACGCGTCGAATGTCGCTGAGTATGTGGCCGAACGGACGGCCAAAGGGAACACGGTTCTCACGCCCGAGCAGGTGATCGAACACGCTGACCGAATCGAGGCAGCGAAGAAGGTCGATGCTCCAGCGCGCACCGAGCCCACTCCGGGGAACCCCATCATCAGCGCTGGGGAAGCTGAGACCAAAGACGCGCCGCCCGATCCCGGTACGCTGAAGCCGACTGCCAAGGAGCCATCCCGCGAGCAAGTCGCGAAGGCGAAGGCAGGGACTGACCCAGGTGTCCAGAAGCGACTCGATGAACTCATCGCCTCCGCGAGGGAAGCGGAGGAGATCTCGGCCGAGGAATACAACAACCGGCTGCGTGCGGAGGGTCGCGTCCAGGAACTGGAGCGTGAGTTGCAGGCCGCGAAGGCAACCAAGGAGCCGCCGCCGCCCGAGTTGAAGGAGCCCGATCCGAACGACCCGCAGTTCAAGACTGTGGCGGAGTTTCTCGTTGCGGATCGCGCGTACCAGAAACAGGTGCGGGAGCGGGAGATCGCCCAGGCCCGTCAGGAAGAGCGTCTCGCCATCGAGATGCAGCGCGAGAACGAACTTCTCGCCGCGCGCATCGAGGTGGCGAAGGTGGATCTGCCCGATTTTGTCGAGGTCATCGAGAGCGGTGATCGCGTCAAGGTCGAGCTTCCGCAGTACGTGCAGAACCTGATCAAAGCCTCGGAAGTGGGACCGCAGATCGCGTACCACCTCGCCAAGTTCCCCGAGGAACAGAAGCGCATCCTGAAGCTGCGACCGGAACTCGCGCTCGCCGAACTCGGCAAGATCGCGTCGAAGTACGAGAAAAAGGCGAATGGCAGCACAACGACGCCGCCCGCTGCGCCTTCGAAAACCCCCATCGAAACCACACGCGCTCCCGCGCCTGTGACCCCGGTGCGCGCTGGAGAGACACCTGTCGAGGTGGATCTCAGCAAGCCCATGCCCGCAACCCAGTACATCCGGTTGCGCCGTGAGCAGATGCGTCGCGAGGGTCGCCGGCACTAAGGGGCCAGGAGACTTTCTGTGTCTAACAACCTTCTGACGATTGCGCAGATCACCAACGAGGGCCTGATGGTCCTCGAAAACGATCTGTGCTTCGCCGATCACGTCAACCGGCAGTACGCGGATCAGTTCGCGCTCTCGGGGGCGAAAATCGGTTACACGGTGAACGTGCGCAAGCCGCCACGCTTCATCGGCACCACGGGGCCGGCGCTCTCAGTCGAAGACACGAACGAGACGTTTATTCCCGTCACCCTGACGACCCAGTTCCACGTCGATGTCCAATTCACCACGGCCGATCTCGCGACGAGCATCGACCTCTTCAAGGAACGGATCATCAATCCGGCCGTGGCCTGTGTCGCAAATAAGATCGACCGCGACGGTGCGGTGTTCGCGTACCAGAACATCCCGAACGCCGTCGGCGCTCCCGGCATCCCGCCGGCCTCGGTGCTGACGATCAACCTCGCGTCCGCCGTGCTGGATGCGGAGGCCGCGCCGCGTGACGGCACGCGCGTGATCATCCTCGATCCGTTCAGCATGGCCTACATGCAGGACGCGTTGAAGGGTCTGTTCAACCCGCAGGTTCAGATCGGCGAGATGTACCGCAAGGGTCTCATCGGCAAGAACACGCTGGGTCTCGACTGGTACCTGGACCAGAACGTGGTCTCGTACGCGGTCGGCAACGGTAACGGCACGAACGTCGCAATTGCGGCGGCCCTCATCAACAATACGTCCTCGGCGTGGCTGGCGAGCGGCTGGGCTCAGTCGGGTCTGATGCAGACCAACACCTGGACGGCGTCGGCGAACCCGCGCCTCACGGTGGGCGA